ACGGTTTCGAATTTACATCAACATTGCCGTAAGCATCCTTAGGAAGATTACGAAAAACACCAAAGACGGGATAATCCTTAGACACAGTATCGCAAGTCTGGTTGATATGTTCGCACTTGGCCTGCAAAACAGATTCGTGAGCATTACGCTGCTGCTGGGTCATAGTACCGGAAATCTTATTCACGGTCTCGCCGACAGTTTTCAAGTTTTCGCTCAACGGTTTTATAATTTCCAAGGCTGCATCAACAGCTTCGTTACCGTGCTTTTCCCGTAACTGCTTAATAACATTATCATCGAGAGCAGTGAACTGTAATTTCGCTATTTCATCCTGCACCTGCACCTGCACCTGCTCCTGCGAAGGCTTAGTGACCTGAGTCTTTGCGAAATTACTCCTGTCGATTGTATCGTACAAATCTGCAACCGATTCCAATACGTCAGGGTCATCTTCAGCCAGTTTGATAATTTTCTCATCAGACCAGCCCCTTCTCCTTCCGGCGGCAACCAGACGAGGCTCTACGTCCTCGTATTCGTCCTCTTTACCCTCAGGCTCGGACTTATCTTCTGTTTGCTCTTCTTCGTCACCGGACTGAGACGTTTCTTGGTCTTTATCCGACTGCTCTTCTTCGTCAGCCTGCTCATCAGGCTCTTCGGTTTCTTTTAGTTTTATTCCTTTATCGTCACCGTCATCACCATCGAACACCTCTTCGTGAGTATCCGAATCGGCCAGAATGTCATCCATCTGTTTTGATAACTCAGGCGGCAACTCGGCCTCAGAGGTTATTTTCGACGGCTCTAAAACAACATCATCTACTTTATCAGCCATTATTCAGTCTCCTTTTCAATTTCGCTGTCTCCAACTATTACTTCCTGCAAGACCTTAGGCATTTTATTATCCAGCTTGCGGCCTTTTAACTTCATTCCCCGTTTATTCGCCTCACTGCATATCGCACAGTATTTCTGACGCGGCGACTTCGGCATAAATTCACGACCGCAGATATTGCCGTCGGTAAACCTATATTTACACTTGCGGGGGTTTTTTATGGAATGGTCACTGAGTTTTTCGCACTCCTCATCAGGTATAGCTTCAATCTTTATAATTTCAGCATCTTCCACTCCGAGAGTAGGTTCTTCTTTTTTAGAGGGTTCTTCGCCGAGGTATTTTCCGAGTGCGTCATAGAGAGGTCTTATAATTTCCTCTCCGTCCCACAGCGGGGCTTCAAGAGTCATACCGCGTCCACGCTCATCCCTGAAGATAAACTGCAACATAGGAACATCCCGCTTGGCGGGCCTGTACTCCTTGTCGATAACCTTTAAAACTGTATTGTCCTTGAACTGATGCTCATAATGAATCATTACCTGTCTCCTTAGTCATATTCAACGTAACTCATTTTCGAACCACACCTTCGATAAAAATCGGTGCGTTCCTTTAATCGCTTCATTTTTTCGTGCCTGTTATGTATTACCATCCTGCCGTCGGAAGTAAACTCCGCGTCAGGGTGAATCTTTCTCGCTGCCGGTATCTGGTTCGGATTAACACCGAGACTATTCGAATATCTTAGATTCTCTTTCATTGTGCAATCTATATTCACACCGTCATAATTATTGTCAACCACCTGCCAGTGAAGCGTACAATACACAGCATCGCAGGAAGGACACCGCTTCGGAAAATCCTCATCGTCCGAATATATAAAATCACTAATACATCTCTTGCAATGATATTGTTTCATTAAGTATGCTTACCAAAAACAAAATACGTTATCGCAGTAGTATCAGCAGAACCTTTAACCCGAATATAGTTACCGTTAGTCAAACCTCCGGTAGAACCTCCGAAATTCAAATATACAGCTTCACCGGCGTTAAGGGTTAAATTGCCAGCCTCAGTTGAAGGAGTGCCTGTACCGTCATCATCGACAAGAATACCGACGTAATCAGTATCGGCAGTCCCCCTTGCAATTATCAAAACACCTGTTAAGTCAGTGTCATCTATTGCCCCCAAATCTAAATTTGTGGCAGTAGAGCCTATAATATCACGGCCCTTAAAATACTCTTCAGGTGTAACATCGTGGGTGAAGGCTCTCGAAAGATTCGCCTGGTCATCGGAATCCAGCCCTTCAATCTCCACCGACAATTTTACTTTCACCGTAGCTGCCATAATTATTTCCTAAACCTATTAATCTCTTCTTCTGTTAATCCGGCATTACGCAGGCCGCCCTTAACCGACTTGGTTCTGACTGTCTCATATCGCTCTTCGTCGTTACGGGCCTTTTTCTTCTTCTTTAATTCACGCTTGCGTTTTCTGAGTTCACCGGCAGTGGGCATTTCACCCCAGTAATAACCTGCGGTCTGAAGTCCACTTATACCGGATAAATAAAATTCAGTAGGACTGGCCGGTAATCCGCCAAGCCTGAGAACATTCTGTTTGTATTCCTCGTAAGCCGGGTCGGTAGATGCCTGAGCCTGAAAAGCACTATCCTGCTTAATAAGCTCACTTTCCTGTGCAGCCTGATTAAACCTGCCTTCGAAGGTCTCGCCTTCCTGAAGCGGCCTGTCCATTACCTGTCCGAATCTCGTAGGTCTCACTGCCATATCATCACCTCATCGCTTTAGGTATTCGTTTCTTTTTATGAACGCCTTTTATCGTTCCCTTATTCTCAGAGGCGTAAAACACCTTCTCGCCTTTTTTCTTACCGTACTGTTTCGTCATTGCACGTTTTATTTTAGCCCCCTTTTTCGTCATCGGCATAATATCTCCTTTATTTTTGATTGGAATTATTCGGAGGGGACGGATTGCCCGACCGCTCTGAAGATTCGTACTGCATCAAATTAGATTCCCTCGAACCAAGGTCAGCACCGAACCGGTCATCCACCTGACCTGACTGCTTGGGCATTACCGTACCCTGCATCGGCTGATACGGGCCTAAACCTACGGCATTGGCAGGAACGCCGGATTCCCAGAAATCATCCACGTTAATATCAAGCAACCTGCCGAGTTCCTTCGTAATAGCATCGAGGTTTATCTGAACGCCCTGCTGTGCAGCCATAGGCATTACAGGAATAACCCAGCCGTTAAGGAACTGCATTAACGCCTGATGCCTCTGTGTCGGAGACATTCTCTGCATCGAATACGGGACTAACTGGAAGTTAAAATCGTAAAAGTCTCCCTCTTTTGCCTCGTCACTGAATATTACGGACAGGTCGGTAACACCAGGTATCCTCTTCACTACCGGAATCTGAATCAGCGGGTCAGTCCATAAGTACCAGGCCATCTTCTTTAAGATACTGGTAGTGACCCTGTAAACCTCATTTACCATATCTTCGATAATCCTGCTGGCGTTGGCCTGCATCATCTGTTCCTGACCGAGAGTGCCAGCCTCGGAATTACGACCGCCGATAGTATATAAATTGCCGCCCTGAATCGAAAACTGGCTTTCGAGATAATTTACGTATTGATAATTCTGCTGAGAAGCACCGCCAAACTCAACTTCCTTAAAGGCCTCGACGTTAGATACACCGAACGCACCGCCGTCCGGCCCTTCGAGAATATTTTTGGCATCTTTCTCAACTGATTTTTCATAAAGCAATATCTTCTTTTCGCGTTCGGCCTGATTCCGCATTTTATTGAGAAGGACGTTACACATCGTATCGTAAGGCAGCCAGCCCCAGACCGGAGGTATAGGCGTAGCGGTTTCAGGGAAATACTTATAACCCAGAACATCGAACGGCCCGCCTTCGGGCCCGTCCCATTCGACAGTTCTCAATACCCGACTGCCCTTGCCTTCGGGTTTAATCGTAATAATTACATCTTCACGCGGAAGCCATATATCAATAAATTCACTCCATTGATAAAGGCTGTCGGTAGAAAAATTACGCTGCTCACCCTTACTGATAGTTTCAGGTGAATCCGAACCGTGCAAAGCAAAATCAGCTTTGATACTGTCTGCGTGTTTCGAACCGAAAAATTCCTTGGCGACATCCACCGGCAGGCGATACTTGTGGCCTTCGAATTCGAACTGCTCGCGGTTCTTGGCTGACGGGTCGCCTATGTAATCACAGTCGTCGATGAGGTCGCAATATATCTGCCCGACATCGTGGAGGTATCCGAATATTTCAATTTCCTCAGCCTTCATTATTCCGGTTTTCCAGATACCCATACCAAACATACTATTGAGTATGCCGGGCCTGAGTGAATATTTGACAAACTCAATCTCTTCGAGAAGGTGATTCATCGCCAGTTCCGAAGTAATAGCGAACGGCCTGAGTTTCGGAAATCTCGGTATGAACATTGTCTTGGGATTAGTCATCGCAAGATACGGAACGATAATATCTATACCCCTCTGCACCAGTTTCATAACGTGCTTACCGGAACTCTCCTGCTGGCCGTAATACCCGCTGGCATAATAACTCAGCATCTTCTGGCGATTTCTCAGGGCGGGTTCGTTAATCTTCTGCCAAGACTTTATCGCACACTGAAGCCTGTTTACAAATCCTCCCTTTGCCATATCAGTATAAGTCCTTATTAGACTTGTTATTATTGCGGTTCGACTCTCTCCTGAAAGCAAGAGAACCTTCGGTAATAGGCTGACTGCCGAATACTGCCTTGGGCTGTTCTTTCATACCGAGAACGCTCAATGCTACAGCAATAACCCTGTCGCCGTGCCTGCTCCTCGCACCGGATGTTTCGTCCTGATGCTCAGATGTATCTATTGAGCCGTCGGGAAAGTAAATGTAACGGTTAAGTTCATCGACCAAATCCTCGGAATATACGATTATCGCCCTGTGGTCTCTCTGGTCTTTCAGGCCTTCTTTGAGTGCTATCTGTAATTCGCCGAGTAAATCTGCCTTGGATTCCCGCGTATTAGTCCAGCCGTACCTGTCGGTTCTCTGCCTGATAATAGAGGCCTCTTTACGATTGGTGTAACAGATACCAAACCCGTGCCATAACAAACGCCGACCGAAGTTAATACCGTTACCACCGTTGTTTTCCCATATAAGATACGGAAGGTTCGGGCCTCCCACCCACTTGGCAATAGCGGAAACAGTGTCAGCAAACTCCTCTGGATAGACATTAGGTGATGTCCATAAACCAACAAGCTGGGAAGTATTTACATCAACTATCGCAGCCACTGAATTAGAAGCACCAGTACCCAAAGACGGGTCACAGCCAATAATATAATTATGCGTATGATTCGGCTCTTTATATCCGTCAAGTTCACCCCACCACTGCAAATGACCATTCGCAAGGCCCGTAGCAAAACTGGCTGAAGTTATCCTGCCGTCCTTCTTCAGGTAGTTCAGTTCACCTCGGAATTCAGGCTCGCGGCAGTATTGGCTCTTAATCCTGTTATTTATTAAGGCATCAAAGACCGAATCGGAAGCACCCATCGGGTTAGCCCATACATTCTGGCATAAATCCCGCCTGCTACGCTTGGCCTCCTGAATATCGTGCCAGGGACTTCTAAGGTCGCCTGGAATGGCCTCGCAACCGTCAGCAATGAACTTTATCCCTTCGAGCTTATCCCTAATCTGGACAGGCAGCGAAAGACAATCGCGTTCAAATTTACTGTAAATAATGCGTTCATCAGCACTTATCTGATTAAATACCTCTGGACATATCCGGCGGTAATATTTAATGTCTTTAACGATTATGACGTTCATTTCGGGTGAAGCGTATAGGCCAGCCGCCTTTTCAGGGTTATCATACCACATCAATAACACCACTTCCGCCTCACCATCCCTGCCTATCGCCACGAACGGATGGGAAGTTCCGTAAAAATGAGTGGAATTGTATATTACACAGTCACTTACGTCGTGAACTGTATCCTTAATTGCAGCAGCAAGTCGCGGTTCAACTCGGCCAAATTCATCGAGTAAAATCACAGAAGCACGACCGCCAGCACCAAAGTTCTCATTAGTAGCTTCGCCGTCTATTGTCGAATTATTAGCTAAGTTACGAGCGTGCATATGGTTACGCTCAAGAACAGGCTGAACCTGACCTAAAAACCAGCGGGGCAGGGTCTTTATGGCATAATCATATTTAGCGAATAAGGTCTTATTCGTGCCTGTCTTATCGACGTATTCCTCTTTTCGAGAACCAACGAGAAAGTCAGTGTCGGGAACGAGCAGGAACAACAGCGTAAAATACTTCATCGCAAGTTCAGTAGCACCCTCATCACGTGATTTTTCCAGTTTCATATCACGGGCGTTCTCGATGCAGTATTTCATCTTGGAAAGGGCTGTTATCTGGGCCGGTCTGAGTATGAACGGCACGTTTCTCTCACCAGGTTTAGAGCGGGGATTGAGTGTAAAAAACATCGTATCGAAAGCTATTTGAGGCTTATCAAGGCACATCTGAAGGTATATCTTCTGCAACCCTGCATCTTCGGCCAGTAGGGAGTGTAACTTCTGGCGAAATTCAATATTTCGCTTCACAGAGCGTGGAACGGCCTTAATAAACCCTTCCGATGTATCGAATATACTATTCGCTCTCGACTTCACTTTCGATTTCCTTTATGTTACTGCCCTTGCCGGAAGTGAGTTTTCCAGCCAATTTACCGGCTAATTTCGCTATCTCCCTCGAATTGGCCCTGCCGTCAAGCTGGAAGGTAATACTGCGGGCATCGACCTCAGAAGCCTTGGTAACACTCTTCCAAGTGCTGTCGAGGTTACAAATCAGGAATATCAACGCACCCCTGTCAGGGGGTCTGTGTTTTATATTCTCTGTAACTTCCGCTACTCCGTGCATTACCTGAGTGCCATCTTCCTGTATTAAAACCTTATATTTAAGCTGTTTTTCCTGATAGTCGTAGCCGCAGGCGAGCCGTATTAGTTTGGCAATGGCGTACTGCTTGACCTTATTTCTGGCATCGGCTTTATATTTTTTGAGTTGCGGGTACTTAGCTTTGAAGAAGGAGATTTTGCTGCGGTCGATAGGTTCGCCCTGAAGGGCTACACCGAGAACCAGACCTATATCGGTATCATTGACACCCATCGAACTTAACTGACCCATAACCCGAACAAAATCAAACTGCTGGTTACAGTCAACATTCAGTTCGTTCTCAAGTATCATCTTACTGAGAATACTCGATTCTGACTTCCTGCCACATTTAGCCATTTACAGCCTTCCAGATAAGACCTGAGATTGAGGTTCGCCTCCCTGCTCGCCCCAATCTCAAAGTCAAATTAAGGAGGAGAGTGATATACTTTTGTTCACTTTTTTAAACATATCGTTATAATCGTCACAATCAGTTAAATAGTTATAGTTAATATTGTCAACATAATTTTTTAAAGGTTCGTACAAATGCCCAACGGAAACGACAAAAATTATCTTGTAAAAGAGTTGACGCGAAAACTTAGTTTGGCTAAAATTGGTGTTCCGACAAAGAACAAGGAACTCCTGGATGAGGCGATTGATATAATCTCGGTGCTATCGAATTTACTGGAACTTAGTAATGCTAACAGTCGAATACAGGGTAAACGGCCAATTGATAGGGAATACTAATATTCACAATACCGGAAATATAAATAGTGATGGTTTTGTTTTATATACAGTAGTTCATCTGACACCAATCCAAGGTGAATCACACCTAAAAAATATTATGGCTACGGGAACAGTCTTGCACAGACCTGAAGATGGATTTACAATTTTAGTAAAGAAAGCACTTGATAAAATTACGGAAGAAATGGAATGATTATAGGAATCGACCCAGGCAAAAATGGCGGGATAGTGTTGTTGGAAAATAGTGGATATGTTGCTTCGATTGGCAATTTTAAGTTAATGACAGAAATGGACGTGGCGAATTGGTTCAATGAAGAATTACTACAACCCTATAATGCATTATTGCCCAAAGATTCTGTTTTTGCATACCTTGAAAAAGTCCACGCAATACAGCCTGCCGGAAAAGTACCGAACTTTAAACTCGGTGAATCATTCGGAATGATTAAGGGAATACTAACTGCATTGAAAATTCCATTCGAACTTGTCACACCTCAGAAATGGCAACAGGCTATGGGGTGTATGAGTAAGGGTGATAAGAATATTACCAAGGCAAAAGCACAGCAACTATTCCCTGACATTAAAATTACCCACAACATTGCAGATGCTCTATTGATAGCAGAGTACGGTCGAAGGACAAGAACCAAATAACTTTTAAGGAGACAAAAAATGAGTATGATTAGTGATTTACCGAAAGTATCACAACTACACCAGAAACAAGGAAGGGACTTACTTGGTGGTGAATCTTTCACTTACACTCGGTCTATTAGCGTCTTGGGGCAATGACATTACATTCGAACAGTTAATGAAAGGTGAATAGACTATGAGACTATGGCTATGGATGGCCGCAGTTATGTTCCTGACGGCAGGATGCTTAACTGAAAGTCGCGTTACGGTCAAAGACCCTTGCAGTGACCCGAACGACAGGGTTATGGAAATTACTTATAAAGGCGAAGCGGCAAATATAATGGCACAGTCAAGTGCAGCTAATCTGACAACGGTCGAAGGAAGAAGGACGAAGATAGTGGAATCCCTGATACCTTACTACGGGATACTGTTCCTTCTCGGTATAGGCGGAATTGTTGTAATCGGAGTACTAAAATATTTCAATATGTCCAGTAAGATATTATGGATTGCACCCGCCGCCTGCTTCGGCGGAATGGCTGTAATCCATTTCTATTCAGATTTCGCCGCCTATTTCAAATGGATAGTTGTCGGTGGTATAGTGCTGCTGTTTATATCACTCAATGGATGGAAGTTAATTGAATATAAATGGGAAAGGAACCAAAGTGAAAAAGCTAATGGAAAAGATTGAAGAACTGAGACAGATAATAGCGAGTAAGGTATCAGCGTTCTGGTTTCAGTTTACAGGCTCATTACTACTGATTGCGTTCTATATAACGCTTGCTGCCTGCAAAAAAGCAACGAGTCCAGACTTGGCGGCACTATGGGTATGGTTGCTCATTGGAATACCGGTAGGCCTTATAGAACTTACGGTAAAATGGGTACATAGCACAACGATAACCAAATGGGTCAGAAAACTTGCCAATAAGACGGTTGATACGATTGTAATGTTAAGTCTCATAGGCGTAACGTGGTGGCTGGCTGGCCCGTTCGCAGCCGGATTTTTCTGTGCGGGTTTCTCGATAACCACTTCGGAGAAAGACAGGAATAAGAGCGTTTAATTTATTAAGGAGACAGTGATATGGCGAAAAAATTTGATTTATCTTCTGTGGTATTCGCACCTCGCCCCCAGAGGGGTAGCAAGAGTGGCGACGACCAACACGCTTTCATACGAACCTACGAAGGCGGCAAGATTGTTCTGTATCTTGCCGCGAACTTAGTCAGTAGGGTTGGCGTTGATGACTGGGAATATGTCCTCTTCGGTTATGATAAATCAACACAGTCAGTCATATTAAAGAAAGCTACACAGCAGACTGATAATGCAAGATTATTTGCAAAAATAAACAGTCTTAATTCAGCGAGGCGAATAACCCTTGAGGCTTTCGTTAATCACTTCGGTATCAACACCGAAAAAGAAGTGGTGTATGACGTAGTAAAATACGGAGAGGACATACTTGCCCTCACACCAATAACAAGTAAATAGCAACCCACAGTACAGAGTACATATAATTTTTTAATGCATTAAGGAGACAGTACAATGGCTAAGAAAAAGGCTGAACAGAAAAAACTGGCATTTGATTTGAGCAGTGTCGAATTCGCACCAACATTTGGGAAAATAGCAGACAATTACCACGCATCACTGCAACCGACAGCGAATCAGTTGTGTTTTTCAGATGGACTAATCAAGAGACTCGGCGTGGAGAACTGGGGTGATATTCTTATGGGCTACGATAAAAATAATCATATCATAGTCCTTAAGAAGGCCGACCCGACCGAATACGGGGCGAGACCTTTCGTTGCCCCCGATAAGAAAAGTAAGGGCAGCGAAGCACGAAGGATTACCATTAAGTCATTCCTGCGGTTCTTCAGTATCGACGGGCAAGTGCCAAGAAGGTGGGATGTCGAACGGTACGGCGACAATATCTTGGCATTATCACCTTCAGTCCCCGAATCAGGTGTGGAAGCTCAGGCAGAATAATTTTTCCAAGATTTTTATTGACGGACTGACTTACAAGTTGTAATAGTGCTGATTATGCAAGATAATTATTACAATCTGTTCTCAGGTAATCAGAGGCGGGAAGCACATCTTGCATCTTTCTGCCTCTTTAATTATACGCCCCGCTATGGACTGGATAACTCCGGTCGGCGGGGCTGTTTTTTTAGCTTTCTCATAAGTAGACCTTTCAAGTGTAGTTGTTTAGGTTCGGGCGTTCTGGTATGAGATACGCAGGTTCATCAGCATATACTAAAGACCTTCCGAAGGTCGGGTTTCCAAAGCATACTTCTCCTATATCTTTAACCTGCTGATGGCGGGTTCGATTCCCGCCAGCGTCCTTATATGACAGAGAAACGGATTTCGATAGATAGATTGAGGCTCGGAGAGCCTGATTCACGCAGCCTGGACAGGCCAGCGTGGACACAGAATGATTTGTACGCTTTCAGACATAAGTTCTTACGTAAGTGCAGGTTACGAGGTGTGACCTGCATTAAAGATTACTACGTCAAGCGTAATGGATTTACATAGGTCACGGTTGACCAACCCGCAAGACGGGGGCAACGCTTATCGACTTTGCGACCCCACAACCTTGCTTGTAGCCTGTTAAGCTGGCAAGGGAGCGTCTTTAAAGCTGCTGCGAGTCTATGATGCGAAAGACCCATAGACGATTCCGGCATAACAGGTCGCCCGAAGGCTCAAGGGCACTAACTAAGGGCAGGTACACTTAGTTCTTGCGGCATACTTCTAAGGCTAAAAGTCGCCCTTCAGGTCTTAGGGATAACTTGGGCAGGTAATAAACAATATAACACTGCGTCATTTTAATATAGGTGCTTATAATAGGCAATGAATCAGTTGACGCACCAAAGGGGTGAAAATTATGAGTGATTGCGTTTCGGCAACAGAAAAACAACGAGCAATAGATGTTTTAGATGATTTGCTGATGGTTGAAGGCGGCCTATCTGGCAAGGAATTAGATTTTATTGAGGATATGGATAAAAAGCGGAATATTAACTGGACAGAAAAACAAGTTGACTGGTTGGATAAAATTTTTCAAAGAGTGTGTTAATGTTGGTGAGTGAAATGGATTATTGCGTTATAATATAAGGAGTTATAGTGAGGAGTAATCTATGTTACACGAATATCGAAATGTAACATAGCTGGATGTAAATATTTATAGATACTGTACTTAGGTATTCAGAAATATGAGTGAATTACCAATAAATACGATAATTTGCGGTGACTGCCGGGAAGTTATGGCTGGCTGGCCTGATAAGTGCGTTGACCTTGTATTAACTGACCCACCGTATGGAATAAGCAGGGATAATCATTTCGGCACGATGGAGAGGTATAATCAATATCGAGGTATGGATTTTGGCGATTGGGACAAGGAATTTAATCAAGTTGATTGGCTGAGTACTGTTGTGGCGTTATTAAAAACCCCATCTTCTTTTGTGGTATTTAATAGTTGGCAGAACCTAAAAGTTATTGCTGATGAATTAGAGCGTCTTGGGCTATCGGTCAAGCGGCCAATAGTCATTCGCAAGACTAATCCAATGCCAGTTAACCGAAACCGTCTTTTTACAAACAGTTTTGAATTTGGATTGTGGGCTATAAGTGGAACCTTGTGGACATTCAATCGCAGGGGTGATTATGAAACGGGATATTTTGAGTGTAAAAATAATGGCGTAACCCGACACCCAACAGAGAAGCAGGTTGAAACGATGTATGCATTGATTATGGTCTTATCCAACCCTAACGACCTTATCCTCGACCCCTTCTGTGGCTCTGGCACTACCTGCGTAGCCGCTAAGATGCTCGGACGCAGATATATCGGTATAGACATATCGCCCGAATACTGTAAGATAGCACAGGAGAGACTACTCGCTGTAGATACAGGCGTTCCAGTGAAAGAAGCACGCAAGGGCCAGAAGGCATTATTCGGAGAATAGACAAATGGAACAGGAAAACATATTTCTCGATATAAAACGCGACCCGAATAAAATTGCCGTTGACAGGTGCATCCACGAGATATGTAAGAATTTTGGTCTGCCTGGTGTGGTGGTTAGGGAGGTTCGTTCAGATGTAATTCGACATTATGTCGGCCTGCACGGTTGATTTTACAGAGAGGGAAATACATATTAGTAACCCAAAAGAATATCGACGCATAAGAAACCTTGTCCGGCTGAGGCTCATAAACGCCTTCAATGAACTTAAAACGCTCGCAGAAGAATCATTACGGAGTATAAGAAATGAACTATAAAGACTACGATATAATTTCAGTATCAGAACTCAACTCTCTCCATTCTCTCCATACAGTATTCGAGAACTGCCACGATGTTACAATCCACGACCTGAAGCTCGACGGTCTCGGCGGGAATAATATGCTGTTCCTGATTAAAAATTGCCAGTCAGTAAAATTCCTGAATGTCAAAGCCGGAAATACCAGGAACGACATTATCCGCATCTCACCACCGCTCGAATCACTGGAGATAGGCGATAGTGAACTATACGGCAACCGCATAGTCAATAACGAACACCCCGACGCAATACAAATGTACCCTGAAAATCCCCCGATAACGAACCTGCGGATATATAATACAATATTCCATTCGAGTAATCATCAATTCACCCAGGCCCTTCGAACTTATAACGCAACACTCGAAGGAGTCCTGACCCACAGCGGCGGGCAGTTCAATCTCGATATATTCAACTCCGCAAAGATAAACTACTGCACCTTCGCCAGCGGCCTGACAGTCACCGCACACGGCGACTCTGTAATCGAAATAGACCACTGCGTTATCGACTGGGGAGTATTCAAAGGCAAACCCGACAACTACAGAATAACCAACTCAGTCATCTGTAATCACGGCTCTGATACCGGCGGAATAAACTTCGAAGAAGAGACCAATACCCTCCTGCCCCGCAGGACTCTGCCCGACCTATTCGATGATGAATTCAACCTGCTCAATAATACCAAGAAGGCAGGATATAACTTCTACCAGTCACCTGAACCAACAATACCGGACGTACCACCCGTAATCATACCTGACGAGCCAGACACTATAACCATCCCGCGTGCAGAGCTTAAAGATATGATGATAAAAATCCAGTTGTGGCTGGAAGGATAACAAGAGATATATAAGGAGGTTGGTATATGTTGGATTCGAAATTATGTTCGCCGATTATCAAAAATAAAACACTGTTTCTCCAACGAGTCCTGAAACGCAGAAAAGAAGCGGAACAACTCTTAGCAGGCAAGGAGGCTTACCCGATGAAAAAAACCAACGAGGCATACAGCTTCTATATTAAACTAACCCGTAATGATATACGGCGACTTCTCAGCAGACTACGCGACTCGACGCAAGAGAATAAAATAGAAGTCTGCGTCGATATATGTAACCAGCGTAAAGAATTTACATTCAGAGAATTCTGTGAGAGACTGGGGATAGAATATATATAAGGAGATACCAATATGAGTCGAATTGAAAAGATAAGAGAAATAACAATTAATAACTGCCCGCGTGACCCGTTCTCACGCAATACCATATCCGACCTGCAAAAAATCTGTGCCGCAATGTTCGAGATTGCCCGGATAACCGATGATGAAGAAATAGAAGATACGGCAGCAGCAACCAAACACAACCCCTCTTATCTGTTGGAAATTTCGGACGGCACAGAGCCACTGGTTACTATCAAACCCAACGGTACTGTAGTCATCCATAAAGAAGGCTCAGCACCACAGGCGGCTAAATTGTTCTATGAAGCCCTGCAAATCGAGGGAAAAACGCTGTTCGGGCGGATAGATGAACTTAAAAAAGAAGTGGAACAACTGAAAGAAGGACTCTAAATATATATGACGAAGTGCTCACGATGCAACTCAAACCCAAATAAGACAGGATACCCCTCCAACCTGTGCTACTGCTGCCTCTGGCAGACTACTAATAGAGAATACCTCATCGAACTGTCCTGCCCAATAGATGAGATACCCCGAACTAAAAAAACCGGAAGTGAAAAACAACTATACACCTATAACTTCGGCTCAAACGCTAACCCAATCGCTAAATACCGAAAACAACACTTCAAAGGAAGAATCTGCGAAATACTCGCACACGGTAAACTAAACTCAGTAGAAGTGCAATTTATAGATAATAACGAAACAATCGTCTGCTCACGACATTCTATTAGACCTTACCCATCTTAACACCATTAACATCTTAAAATATCATAAAAATTTCTGGTGGCAGTTATCTACCCACACGGCAGTCACTTACGGGCTACCTACACCCCCTCTATGTTATCGGACTGGCCCTGTCCGGGTGCTTGCCTATCGATTAAGCATAGCAACAGACCCGTCTTATTTATAGGGGTACTTTGGTATTGATTGGCAGGCGTTCGGCCATTCTGGGGCATCCTGCTGCGTCTGATATAGTCCTATATTACTATTTGCAGTTATTCTGCTGATTTTATTTGGATATGAGGCGGTTATGGATTATACTTATAGTAGTTGGGGGCAATGACAATTACATACCGCCTGAATTTTCTATTGCTTCTCTCTATACTATGGGCAGGGAGGCCCAGCTATTATCAGATAATAAAGGTCTTAACAATGACAAACAAAGAACTCCGCAAGCTACTGAACGACAAGTATCCGGGGCGTCACGATGCAAGCACGGGTTTTAGGAATGGGAACTGGGGCAATCACAAAAGGGGTTATGGTGACTACCTTTGGTTTCAGGATAGGGTAATGTTTGACGATGTCAAACGCAGGTGCGAAGAAAACGGCCCGGACAGTATATGATAATGTTCCACGTGGAACAATTTAACAAGGAGTAATGATTATGAAAATACTACCGAAGTTGCCATTTAATGATACTAAAACTCTGCTTAAAACAAGAAGGTTTTGGATTATACTCTATCCAGTAAGTAGCTGGGGCTGGAGACGTTACAGGGGAGGTATAGACTTAGGCTATATATCTTTTTGGTGGGGGTAATGACTATGATTGGACAAAGAAAAGACACGAAGAAAATCAAAAAGGAAAAGGCGTTTCCTGAACAGTACGACTGGCTATGCCCTGTCTGCGGTGAATGGTGCAGATACTTTGAGATAACCTGTTCATACTGCCGATGGGAAGCAAAACAACAAGGGGGTAATGACTATGAAGATTAGAATTATCTATCTCGGTTGCAATGCCAGGCAGAACTATGCGGCGTTCTGTAAGGCACACAAGGACGGATATAATTACAGTCACACGGACGGCAAGGCGGGACTAATGTACTTCATTAAAAGGGCGTAAATAACCCGCATTTTCGGCCTAATATCGGGGGTATGTCACTATATGCACACCCCCATTTTTAGCTCACTAATAAGCATTATCACGGCTTTATACCTTGCCAATGTCACCATATGCATAAATCACTGTAAATCACACCTGAAAAGACAAGGGAAAAAATTGTGGATAACTTTTCTAAAAACGTCATAAGTGCTTGTAAATAAAGAAGTTAAGGATGGATAAGTCTTGTGGATAACCACGAAGGGGGTTGTTTGTGTATATTGG